AGCGAGTCGTATCGAGAGAAGCGAACTTTGCGAAGCGGTGCAAGCCCGGGCAGAGAGTTGTTCGGATCGTAGTAGGGACTGCTTGTATCGAATGGGTTGAACACTCCGTCGGCGTAAGTGTCGTTAAGGGTGAAGTTCATCGTGCCATAAGGGAATTGGTCGCCAGTGTTAGCGCGTCCGCGTTTCGCTGTCAAGCCGATAGTGCCGTCCATGACCGAGGCATATTGATCGGTGCCGTCCAAAACATAATCCGTGGAGTCAAGCGTGCCTTTAGGATCGTCGTCCAGCGTAAAGGCGTTCCAGTTGTACCCAGTATCTATCTCGAGATCGTAAAGACCTGATCCGACTACTGCTACGCCTGCCATTATGCGACCGCTATGTTCGCTGGGCCGTTCTGCCTGTTAAATGCTCTGATCGCGTTCACGACAGCTGTGCCGATCTCTGCACTTGAGCCGAGACCGCCGTTGATGTTAATCGTGTAGTTGCCCATTCCGCTATTGCGACCGTTGAGGGGCACCACTGCTTCGGGCCCTTTTTCGCCAATTATCGCCAAAGTTGCGCCGCCAGTGACGATGCCGCCGTTAGCCATTTTAGGGATGTTCATTCCGCCGCTTTTGGTTGCTTCGTCTCCGCCAACTCTGCCGATTTTGATTTCGCTAATAAAACCAATGTCAGGCAACAAAGGAAGCGCGTTGTAGCCCTTGATAATTGCGTTGATGACTTTGATCCAACTGTTCGCCCATATCTCAAATACGCCGATGATGCCGTTCACGACAGCCTTAACGCCTGTGCTAAACCATTCAAACTTCTTGTAAGCAATAACCAAACCAGCCACAAGCAAGCCGACGCCGATCGCAATAAGGCTAAACGGGTTAAGTGCCATAGCGATATTAGTTGCCACGATTGCAGCGGCGACCAAACCGATAGCGGTAGCCATAAACAAGAACGCTTCTGGATTGTCTTGTGCCCAGTTAGCAAACTTTTCTAAGTACGGCAAGACGGCTTCAACTACTGGGAGTAATGCCGCGCCGATTGATTCTTTAGTTTCGTCTAACTGATTTTTAAGGATCGCAAACTTGCCCGCTGCCGTGTCCGCTGCTGCCGCCGTTGCACCACCAAAAGTACCGCCAAGGACAGCCATAACTTCTTCAAGGCTTGCACCTTCTTTAATCATCGTCGCCATTTCTGGGGACAAGGTTCGCAAGGCCTTAAAGTTTCCTTGGTATGCCTTAGCCAATGCGTCGGCGACCGTAGCGCTGTCGGTTCCTGTAGCGGTGCTGATGTCCATGACAAGGTTCATGTCGTTCATGGCAACGCCGACATCTTTAGTACCTCGCACAAGCGCTTCTAAGGCTTTGCGGTAGTCCGTGTCGGCAATACCCGACGCTCGACTCATTGCGCTGATCTGATCTTCTGTTGCTTTGACTTGTGCGTCTGATGCGTCAGTAACATTTTGCAGAGTTAGCGCCAGTTGTGCTTGCTCGGCTTCGTCTTCCATTGCCGCTTTGGTGGCAAGTGTGAGAGCTGTGGCTATGCCTGCGATCGCGGCTGCTGCCGGGACTGCGGCTTTCTTAATAGCGAACTGTGCTTTAGCAGAAGCGCCCTCAAGTTTTTGGAACTCTTTGATCGCCTTCTGGGTTCCTTTGGCGTTGAACTCGCTGATGATTGGAAGGATTACAGCCATGACTATTGTGCTTTCAAGTTCTGTCCGACGGCTTTACCGACGCGATCCACTAGCTGTTCCATAGCGCTGTTGAGATCTTCTTTGTGGGCTTCATATTGACGCCATACTACTCTCGATGAATCTCCGTACTTGGCTGTTAGTGCGGCGCCCATGCGATTACTTGTTGAGAAGTCAAAGAATGAAGCAGCCGCGCCAGTCCATTTAATTGCAAAGGTCGTCAGGTTTACCGTGTTGGATCGGAACTCTTTCGGCGGCTTGGTGTTGATGTATGCCTTGACTTTGTGCTCGGTAGGCCAAGGGAACACTTGATAGGAGCCGCGCAAAGACCAAGATCGTTCCCAGCCTGACAGAGGATAATTAAGCGGTATAGCGGACTCAATATCGGCAACCAGACCAGCTGTAATCTTTTTGTAATCTTTAGTGATCTCGCGCCGTAGAGACTTATCAATTTTGTTCAGTTCTTTAAGCGCTTCTTTAAGACCGTAGACCTCTATCCGAGTTTCAATGCCGTCAGCCATGTCACCTCTTTTTGTTTTGTTTTTCTAGCACTGCGACAATGGTACTTAGGTCTCGCGTGTCGAAGGTGTCAGCGTAGAAAGTGGGAGCCCACCCTGTCGCGACTACAAGTTCGGCGAGTTGTCGCCTGTAGCCGCGTCCGTAGGGTTTGGGTCTGTTGAGTCTTCTCCGCTGATTTCAATATCTGGATTTTGTTTCAACCATTCGCGCCAAGTAGCAGGAAGAGTCTCGCCTTTGATGCCGAGCATGATGTGCGCCCAGCAAGCCATATCTGATACGCCGATGCCGCGACCGTCGGACGCTCGACGATTCTCTAGGCGTTCCCATTCAGAGATTGCGAAGAGGTTTGTGATAAGTAACTCTTTTTTGTCTCCGCGTGTGAGCGTGAGTTTGATCTTCATTTTGTTTCCTTTCGTCGGGCCAAGGAAGGCCGAAGATTATGGGTTTGTAGTGTCAGCCGAGAAGACGCCACCCATGAGAGTAATGTCAATTGATTGCAGCTCACCGAGCGAAGCCGAGATTACTGGAAGAGTCTCAAGATAGCAGTTGGTGAGTGTGAAGCCCGGGTTAGTTGCCGAGTCCACTGCCGAAGTTGGCTTAACGATGACAGTTGTCTTTGTGCCGACCAGTGGTGCAAGTGTTGCGTAAGTGGCTGCGGCTTCGTAGCTCAAAAACAAAGTCAGGGTGCATTCGTTATCCTCGAGGCCCGCCGTGAAAGTGTTTGAAGTTTGTCCGAAGGTCGTGTCGTTTAGAGCGGTAACAGTGCGATTCAAGACTGCGCTTGAGCACCAGCCCGTCAGCGCGGTTCCGCCAAGTGTGACTGTCGGATTTGAGAGGATTGTGGAAGTGGCCATGTGAGTTACTCCTTGGAAGTGTTGGTTTTAGTTTGACACATAATAAGACCGAGAGTGTGGATTAGGCAGTCTGCACGACAGTTGAGACCGACAGCTCATAAGCAGGCAGCACCGAGCCACCGATATCTAGGTTTGTAGGGCGTCCAGAGACCACGCCGATATTGAGTGCGTAGATCTGGGCGAGGATATTGAGCAGGCTTTTTTGGGCGTCAAGGTTGCCCGGGCCTAGCGTGATGATCTGCAAGGTGAAGTTAAGTTTTGCGACATTGTAGTTGTAGCCCTCAATCGAGTCAATATTGACCAAGCAAGAAGGCGGAGTGATGTTGCGCGGATCGTTATTTATTTGAAGCCCTACGACCGTTGAAAGCTTTGCAACTAGATCGTCGTAGCCTTCGTTGAATAGATCGGTGTAGTTAGGTACAGGCATCAGGCAACCTGCGGACGATCAATCCCAAGCAATTGGCGGATCATTCCGTTTAGACCCATAACTGGAGTTACGCCCATGTTTTGGAACGAAGCAAATTGGTCTACTGATCCGCGTTGGCGATACAAGGCGCCACCGTACATTTGGGTTCCTAGGAAGACATCTTGCGAAGGGACAGTTGTAAGGGAGTCCACATACCCTGCTTCCATTCTTCGGCGCCACGCGAACTGGGACGAAGCTGCGGCGCACACGGTTAAAAACGCGGCGTCCGCTGCGGTTGCTGTACCGATGCCGATCCAGTCCTCGAGGTTGGCTGCCGTGACCCAAGTGCAAACTTGAGTGATTGTGAGAGTGCCAGAAGCGGCAGTGCGCGCGACATCATCGGCGGTCTTTGCGACGAGCACCTGATTAGCGATTGGAATGTTTGGATCGTAAAGAAGATCGCCTTCGCTATCAATGCCGACATAAAGGTATTGCGGTAATGCGCGGACTGTGTAGGTTCCGTTGAAGGTTGCATCTACCCCGGCAAGGACGACACTTGCGCCGAGTTCAATTTCTGCATCGGTGAGAAGTTGAACTACGGCGTA